TATACTTTCTTCCAGTTATATTATTTGTAATCAAATAAACAAACCCAACACAATCTTCGGGCAGTTGTTCAATTTGAGTGTTTTCGTACAGCCATACCATGGACTAGTAGTTATCGCAGTTCCAAGGCCTTGTGCAATTTTCATTAGGTTACTTCGATATCTTTTCTGCTTGCTCACGCTATCTCGATATTATGTTTGCACTTATCGCCATGATATCTTTTGTAGTTGCCATACCCGGCTATTGTTCTATTGCAATGTTCACAATGATGAGTAGTACCGTTTAAATGCGATGACCGCTCGGGCTTTCCGTAAGACGGATTTTTACTTCCTTTAAGCCCTACATTTGGATTACCTTTTAGTGATTTGCTGATATTTTCATTATGAGATTCGGGACGACTCGATGCGTATGCTTTAACTCCTTTGCTTTGATTCTCTCTCCGCTCGTCAGTGTAAGTTTTGCCGTAGTGAGGAGATAATTCTCCCCGTAAACCATACATAGGATTTTTGTCACCTTGCCGTGCTGTGCTTTTTTTCTTACGAGTTGTTTCTGATTCTTTTCTGCCTAACCTATTACCCGGATCCCACTCGGCATTACTTTGATTATAACTCATAGGATCATTTTTAGCATTTAGATTTTTTAATCTTGCAGTTTCAAGTTTTCTAATGTATTTCGGTTCACCTATAACTAATATTTCTCTCGACCAGTCTTGCTGATTTTCAAGAAGCATGGGCTTTACAACATCGCTAGAACATAAGTAACCGTCGTTCGGATGACAGCCGCGTTCGGTTCTTGATCCTTCGTACCACATTCCTGTAGATTTTTGTGTCCATCTATATAAGAAGGCTATTGATTTTTTCATTTGATACTCCAATAAGTAAGTGAAGGGCTATCTGCGTATTGGCACAGAAGGATGATCAAGTCCGTTCGCCCACACATATTTATGTAATTTCCACATCATTAGAATAATTTGTAAATCCATTTTCTTTTATTACTTTAAGAATATTCTCAACTCGGCCGGCAAGTTCGTCTTTATGAGACACTAACCAAATAGATTTGTGCCGTTCCCTTGCCATTTGCTTTAATAGAGCAAGAGCATTTTCTGTTCCTTGTACGTCAAGACCATTATCTAATAATTCGTCAATAAAGAGAATATTAATTGGTTGATACAACGACTCGAATACATCTCTAAATGCCCAACTCATACTTAATACAAGTCTAGTAGATTCTCCTCGGCTCAAATTTCCAAAGTCCAGCTCACGCCCTAGTTCTTCAATACTCACAGATAAATCGTTTTGGAATACTACTGTATGTGGCAATCCAATGCGATCTAAATAGTGTGTTAGTCTAGCATTGAGATAGCTTAAATTTTGTTCAATAATCTTTTTACGAACAAAACTGTCTTTACTGGTCAGCAGTTTGAGCAAAAAGTCTTGATGGTCTTGTAGTCTTGTTAGATCGTTTAATACATTATAATCAATTACTTGTAATGCTTGACCTTGCATATCTTCAATTTGTTCACCGTATGGATCTATTTCGGCTGATTTATCTACAATTTGTTTTTGTAGATTTTCCAGCGTAGCACGATGTTGAATAGCATCAGATTCTTTATCATAAAACATCGTAGGAGGTTTACCTAGTGTACCTAAATCTTTGTGTGCAGATTCGAGATGTCTCAACTCATCTGCGTGTGTGTACGCATTGGACTGAGCAATGGCTAGATCCTGTTGCTTACTGGCTAATACTTCTTCATGCTTAGAATCATGTAAATCTTGTCCACACGCATAGCAAGTATGATTTTCTAAGGCAGCAATGTCTTTGATTAGTTTGACAATATTTTTTTCTTCACGTCCAAGATCAAGTTTAACACGGGTTATAGCACCTGCCAGGTCGTTTATATCTTTGCGTTTTTGATCCCACAATTTGTGATCTCGATGTGCTTGTATTTCTACGTCAATATCAATTTCTTGTAGTGATTTTAATGCATTGGTAAGACTAGCAAGATCCTCAATATGTTTGGTAGTCCATAGAGTTTGTCTACGTTTAATAGCTTCTATTTGTTCTTCGATACGTCGATTGGCTTCTGTGATTGCACGAATACGAAACTCTTCTTGAGTTATTGCATCTTTAGTTTCCCGATTGAGTTCTTTAATCCTGTCGGCTCGCTCACTAAGCATGGTAATGCCCAGCAACTGTTCAATGATAGTACGCTGATCGTTGGCCTTGAGACTTAAAAACGGTTCAGTATAGGTGTTTAGTGCTAATATATGCTTAAACATATCGTGGCTCATGCCTAACACCGATTCAATGGCATCTTGCGTTTCTCTTGAATCACCTTGACTTGCATCATCTTGCACCGCTTGCTCTTTATTGTTAATATAAAATTTTAATACGTTGGGTTTACGACCGCGTTCAATTTTAAAATTCTTACCACTTACACTAAAGTCAAGGCTTACCAACATGTTCTTACTATTGGTGCGATTTATAAGGTTATCTTTTCGAATGTTACTCAGTGCTTGTCCATATAGTGCATACGATAGAGCATTTAGCAACGATGTTTTTCCAGTTCCATTTCTTGACCCATCTCCGCCCAAATCTAAATTTTCTCCGAGCACTAAGGTCAAATCTTGCCGATCAAAATTAACCGCCTGGGTAGCATTACCGATAGACATAAAATTCTTTATTGTAAGATTTTTTAATTTAATCAACTTACTCTTTCTTTACGTTTCATTTATAAACCTTTTCCGTTAATGCCGCAATGCGGTCATTGTATCAATACATTGTTTATTTCTATCATATTTTAATATTTGATTAGCGACTGCATTATGACCTTCTTCTAACAAATGTCCGGTTGTTCCAGTAGCAAAATCTTGAGTCAATTTTACAATCCACCAAGTGCTCCACCCAATGAATTTTGTAACATCAACCTGTGCTAGTAACTTTTGGATTTCATCATGTTCAGTTGATAATTGATCATCGTTCATATTATCAAAGCATACAAGTGATTGTACATTTTTATTAAAATTATGTATATCAGTAGTCCATCGATTTATGTTGTTATGGGCTGCATTTAACATAACATACGATTTATTTTTTTGATTGAATAACGATTGCAATAAAATTATATTCTGTAACCAAATTTTAAACGCAAATAATTCATTATGCCATGCTCGATAGTGTAAATTACCGTAGTCAATGAACTCTTTACTGTTACCATACATTGAATGTTTTAAATGCACATTAAAATTTACTTCATGGTTGTTGTCGGCTTTGTAACGAGTAAATCTATTGGTATCTGTCCATGCAATATAAAACTTATCAAAATTGTTGATATTTTTAATTGTTTGATACATTATACGATCGTTGGTACCGCCACTTACGCTGTCGTTTAAAAAATCACAATCAAGGTTGTTGGCAATAAGCGCAGGCCATGCTTGTGTTTTTGGATACCGCAGATCATCACCAAAAGTGTGACTACACCCATTAAAATATAATTTCATAGATTTTGATATATTTTTAATAATAATTTTGGATCATAAAACTTACTGTCAATATTAGTCAACTGATCAGTAACAATTTGATCTACTGATTCAAATTTAATACTACCAGGTGCCATGTCTGCATCCACAGAATTATTTTTAATTGGGATTAAACTCATTTCTCGAAGATTATAATTTTTAACAAACGTATCTTTGATCATCGATGCTTCTTCGTAGCTGATACCGATATCAAGTTCGACTCGAACATGCATTTCTGGAGTTAGTATAGTATCAGCAGAATCAATTAATGAACTTAATTTAGTTACGCAATATAGTGGTTGTCCGGCCCAAGCATGATACTCAGGGTCTTGCCCCCAGTGTAACACCATCATACCGCGGTTAGAGTCTCCGGCATCAGCATAATTATGCGGAAAACAATTGCCAATATAGTGTATGTTGTTGCGTTGTTGTCTAAGATGAAAATGCCCCGAAAAGACTCGATCCACTCCGCCAAAATCATCGGCACTGATCTCACCGTGATCTGGCATTTCTACCATGGCATTCATTTTAAAATGTGGAAGTTCAAAATGTCCAAACACATACTTAGATTGAAGCTTGGGTACACGCTTGTGATCATCACCGACTAACCACGGAGCAATAGTAACATCCCCGTCGGTAAACCAATCGTTGACAATTTGAATATTTGGTATATGTTTGGCCCACTCGGTACTGTAGATATCACGCCTGTCTCTATAATAGAGATCGTGATTTCCAGGAATAAAATAAAAGCGTTCAAATGCTGCTGATAGTTTTTCTAAACTACGTAGACTGTACTGTAAAGTCTGCATGTTTATACTGGCTCGATGATGACTCCAGTCGCCCAAGAACATGCCAGTCTCGCAACCTTTTGCTTGAGCAGTAGCAATAAACCAATCGATGAAATCAGAGCAGTCTTGATTGTGTACAAGACTGTTTGATTTTAATCCAAAATGTATGTCTGTACAGACTGCGACTTTTTTAAATAGACTCATGCTTTATAAATTAATTTTTTTAATTGCACACTGTTTGTGGGAAATATGTTGAGATCGTTGCACTGAATTTCAAAACCTTGATTTCTTAATTGCCACTGCACCCAACTTTGGCTGATTAACGGTAAGTTATCCCATTCAAAATAATAGTCTGACAAAATAGATTGAATGATTTTTTGACATATTTCATCTTGATTTAAATGTTGTTGTGTCTGCAATAGTTGGATATGGTATGATTTAAATTGTTTAATATTTTTTACAAATTGTAAATTACAAAAATTTTGTATACGTTGTAAAGTTGACTCAAATTGATGTAATAACTCAGTTACAGTTAAAATGAGACAGTTGGGATCATGCCAATTGTCTGGCAAATACCACTCGACCATATCATACCAGCTGGGCATAAGATTAAAACTTAATATTTCTCTTTTGATCCAAATTGGTATTTGGTCATGAGGAGTACCGGGTGTAATTTTCCATGAAGAATATAAATTTTCACTGAATTCCGGATCAGTCAATCGTACAGACCACCAATCTTTCCAAATCTTGGTATATATGTTATTAACTGTTAACAATATAGAATTTTTATCAGGATAAATGACAATCATTCGATTGACAGTTGATAGCATAATATTTAAATTTTTACTAATAGATTCTTCTTTGTATACTTTTGGGTGCAATCGAACAAAACACACTGGCGTTGCAGAACTTACATAGTCGGTCCATCCAACCATAGATCCTAAATTTTGGCCTACAAATTTATGACTGTTTCCATTTGGATTAAACGGCGAAATAATATTGCAGTCTGTGGTCAACATGGTCAACACCCATTCAAGATAAGTGCCATAAGTGCCACCACTGTATACTATGGGAATGGTATCAGCTAATGTCATTAATTATACTACATCATCTAAACTAGAGTAAACCGGTCCGGACATGGCCGCCATAGAATGTTTGCCAGAATTCTGTCGGGTCCACGAAGGATTGAGTCCGTTCATTTCTAAGATGTCATCACGTATGTTTTGATTTTTCTTTTCTAAATTCAAGATACGAGTAAAGCTATTAGTGATAGCGGCAGTATAATACGCAAAAGGGTTCTGCGATTTTGATTCGTCGAACTGGAGTCCAATTTGACTGAGTTGTAGCAAGGCTTGTCCGCGCATTTCTTCATTGTATGTGTATCCTCTCCAATTTGATCTTGTGGCATAACGCTCACATAATTTCATAAACATAGTGGCCAACTTGCGAGTCATTTCGCCGTGATCTCTACTAAACTCACCATGCTCTAAATCGCCCCGCCAGTGGCTTTTGCCCACAAGATAGGGCTCTTTGTTGGCATCTATGCGATAGTGATAAAACGGAGGAAAGTTCAATCTAACGTGTTTGGGGTCTAGCACAGGCACTTCCACAAGTTCTGCTAAGGGATCTTCGTCTTCCATTTCTAATTCAAAAATATCCTGAAGTTTTTGTTTTTTGGCTTCGGCCTTGGTAATCTTTTTAGGTGCCATGGGAATATGTTCCCAACAGGTTATTCTAAACACAAGATCAGTGTTGGCAATTTTTTTGGGATCTACAATAATACCTTCACGTTTTAATCTGTCGGCTCGATTGCGTCTGGCCTCTGCCACAGTTTTTTGATTGATTTTGTTCACTGCTGGCAAAATAATATCGTACTGGTGATCCAACTTGGGGTCACGGAATGAGCAATATGTATTTTTACTTGAATGTATTTCTTTAAGAATATCTCTATTGTTGAGATAGTTTACTTTGGCCGGGGTTCTAGCGATAGTTTCTGCCACTGGTTGTTCTCCTGAATGTATATTTATTGTAGCACAAAAACCACAGTTGTCAACCACAATCATTATCGTAGCCGATTATTTTCCTGGTAAATATACACATGGCCACACCTATAGCAACCGACGCACAAGTACAAGCAATTGTTCAGTACAATGAGAATATTCAGACTGATGAGCAAACCATTGCTGAAAATACCGCCGCCCTTGCTACCTACCAAGAAGAAATAAATTCAGCACAGGCCACAATTGAAACTGATCAAGCCAATTTGGCCAATCCTGACACAGATCCTGCAGCCGCTCAGGACATTCAAAACAACATCGACGAAGCACAGACCACAATAGATACCAATCAAGCTAACATTGCCATTGCCAATCAAAATATAGCTGGCGCTCAGGCTGATTTAGCTCAACAACAACAAGGACTAGCCGATACTGAAGCACAGGCCACTGGCACTTCCTCTCCTGGCGCAGTGCCAAATCAAAATGCTAATCCTAGTGCATATGACGCCAATGGAAACTTAAACCCAGGATATGTATTAGATTTACAAGGCANNCCTGTTTATGTAGGCAATAATTACATACAAGGCCCTCCTGTTAATGCCAGCTCAACTACTACTAGTGCAACTAATGCNGCCGGACTAACTCCTGCACAACGAGCAGCAATTGCCGGCGGATTAACAACTCAGATTATAAACGGAGTAGCTCGACAAGTAGGTATTCCTACCAATGTAGTCAATGCATTTACTTCCGGAAATCCCGCAACACTAACCCAGCTTGCAAATCAAACAATAAATCAAGCAGCAAGTCAATATTTGACTCCAGATCAAGCGGCAGCTATACAACAACAGGCTACACTGGCACTGGCTCAACAACAACAGACCATAAACAGTCAGCAAAGAGCAGTTAACACTGGTGACTGGCGAGTTAAATTGAGCCTGGCACCCAGTGCTGATTATTTGTACAATGCCAGTATTCCAGGAATACTGGCGCCATTGGCCAGTCAAGGTGGCACTGGCGGCGTTATATTTCCTTACATGCCCAGCATAGAAACTTCTTATCGAGCTACCTACAGCAATTATGATCTAACACATTCAAACTATCGTGGATATTTTTATCAAAACAGCTATGTGGATCAAGTGGGCATGCGAGCACAATTTACTGCTCAAAATACCAGCGAAGCAAATTATCTTTTGGCAGTGATACATTTTTTCCGATCAGTTACAAAAATGTTTTACGGAGCCAACGATAATCTAAGAGGATCGCCTCCGCCCTTGGTGTTTCTTACTGGACTTGGATCTTATCAGTTTGCACAACATCCTTGTGTAGTAACCAGTTTTAACTATACGTTGCCAGCCGATGTCGATTATATTCGTGCACTAAGCAACAGCAATCTTGGCACCAATCAACAAAATCAGCAGGTTCGACAAAGCACAGTGCCAACAAATGGATCTACCAGTAACTATAGATTGGCCAGCAATGGATTACCTCCTGGTGCCATGGCAACTGCAAACCCTGCGCCAAACACTGCAGATTTACTAAATTCGCCTACTTATGTGCCAACCAAAATGGAAATATCAATAAGTTTATTGCCTGTACAAAGTCGTCAGCAAGTGAGTCAAAACTTTAACCTGCGAGATTTTGCCAGCGGATCACTGTTGAACGGAGGTTTCTGGTAATGGCTGCCTACGATTCAACCAGTCCGTATTATCTTACCGGGTATAGTCAATTCTTCTTGGACACCATGGTCAATAGGCCTATCCCCAAACAACCGGATGACATCCTGTTTCGACTCAACTTGACTTATCAGTATAGACCGGACTTGTTGGCATTTGATTTGTATAATGATTCAAAATTGTGGTGGGTATTCTATCAACGTAATCCCAATACCTTGATGGCTCCTCCATTGGATTTTGCCGCAGGTGTTGCCATATACTTGCCAAAACTTGCCACACTAAAATCAGCACTGGGATTCTAATATGGCACAAAATCTTGCTTACCTGTATAGCGAGCGTGGACAGATAACCGCAGAGATAGCTACCTACAATGTACAACTAAACTATGCCAAGGCTGCTGCGTCAGCATCTATTGTAGCAGGCATTCAAGCAAGAATAAACTCCGCCCAGGAGTTACTCGCAGTAGTGAATGAACAAATACAAATTGCCGAATTGGCTCAAACCGTAGGAACCGCCAGTTCCGGAGACATAGCAGCCAATCAACAAGCAGCCAAAGATGATGGCGCCCTTGATCAAGACCCTGCCCAGCCAGCCACAGTACTGACCTTAGATGGCAGAATTGTTCCGGCTGGCTCTCCGGCTGGCTCTCCGACTGCTCCTTCAGGAGCATCAAACACCACAGTGGTCAACGGTCAAAC